CACCCCTCCGAGGGCATCGCGGCAAGGAAGCGAGCGACCAGTAAGTGTAAGGCTACAAGCCATGATTCAAGGGGTTGTGAGATATGGGGGAGCCGAAGCCCCCCCGTCTCTCGGTTTCAATTAGGAACTACGGCGAGCAACTGCGATAGCAGCTTCGTCCACAATCTGGCAGCCGCCAGAGAACTGCATGATCACGCGGGTCACGTCGTCACCAGTCACATCGCGAAGGTTCAAGATGCTCGCGTTGATGTGGTCCGTCAACAAGTCGGTACCGAAGTACAAGTTCTCACGCTGTGCGAAGAGGAACGTGTCGTCTGGCATACCAGCAGGCGTAATGATTTCGTAGCCCTTGTAGTTTTGAGCGAATCCGTCAGCCAAGTAGGTCAGCTCTGCCGTGCCAGCGATGGCTTCGAAGTAGAGTTGCTTGCTTGCACGAGACATGAAGAGCTTGGTGTTGGGGTCGCCAGCGATGACAGCAGGAACAGCCAAGGCGTTCAAGCGACTCAAGATGTTGGCAGAGGTGGTGGCACCCGTCAACAAGTCCTCTTCGCCGGGGGTAACGGCCACGATTTTGTTCATCAACCCTGCGAAAGAGTTGTACGTTCCCGTAGTTCCACCGGTGGCGGAGTTGTACTTGCCCTGCCAGATGTTGCGCTCGACAGCCTCGGCGGTCTTAGCAGCAACGTACTGAGCCACGAACGTCGTGAAGTCAGCAGGAGCAGCGGAGTTCTGTCCGCGCATCTGCGTACCTTCCCACGTAGCGCGGAGGTCTTCATTGCATACCTGCTCGTTAATCTTCAGAGCGTCGACGGCCAAGATAGCCTCGCCCAAGGTCAACTGACCAGAAGCTGGAGTTGAGAACGCGCAGTCGTCGTTGGCTTGGATAGCCACACCGGAGAACTTCCGGAGAACTGCTTTAGAGTGAACATTTTCGCGGACGGTGATGTATCCGTTTGCGATGGTGTCGGCTGACAAGATAGCAGCGGCCACATAGGGACGTGCCGCTTCTCCTGCATAAGTACCGGGGTTTACTGTGGCATCGTTGCCAAACTTGTAAAGACTCATTGGTTTGAGAATTGATTAAGGAGAGCTGACACGCGCTCCTGAGTTGATAGATTCTTGAGGTTGAGAGGCTCACGCTTCACGGTTGGAGCCTTATGCTTGAGGCCAGCTTCTGCGGCCTGCTTCTTCATGTCTTCGAGTTGTGCCTTCACGGCAGCCAGTTCCACGGCTACCTCGTCCACGACTTCTTCCTTGACTTCCTCCTTGGCCTCCTTGGGGGCTTCTGGATTCACGGACATTTCTTCTTTGTCTTTGATGGACTCGAGGGCGGCTTTGATCATCTCCTCGACTTCAGCCTTGGTGACGTATCCGGGCTCCTCCTCGGCTTCGACTTCTACTTCGACTTCTTCAGAGGCTTCGACTTCTTCGACTTCTGCCTCGGGCTCACCGATGGAAGAAACGACACCACCCTCACCGATGACGAGGGTACGTCCGTCTTGGAGTTCGTAGTCACCGGGAGGCAAGGGGATTTTCTCGCCTTCGTCGTTGATGATGTACGCCTCTACACCCTCTGCGAAGGCTTCAGCGTCCGTGTAGACGACCGTCCCGTTGTCGAGGGCGGCCTCTGCCATTTCGGTCCGTGGCTCCTCCGTCACCGTCAACTTAACGTTGAACTTGTTGAAGACCTCTTGGACCCGTTCTGTGATAGTCATAGTGGTGGCTTTTCTTGTATAAGTATTTCGAGGGGTCAATCCTCAAGTGTGTCGAGAACTTTTTTCATCTCTTTCCATAGTTCCTCCTTCAGCTTGGACTCGGCCCACCGTTGGGCAGCCTTCCCTCCCCACAAGAGATACGAGATGGTGCCACAGGTGGACGTGTCGGAAGGGTCGTAGTATTCCTCCGCTCGGGCCAGATATGAAGCCATGCGCTTGACGGTCTCCAAAGAGACGGGTTCGCCCTGTGCCAGCTGTTGAGCTCTCACCTTCCCGGTCTGCGTGGCACACTTGTTGCCGTGCTTCTCGTTGAGGTCGATACCTTTCTGGGCGTTGTTCTTTACAGCGTCGGGGTAGTCGTTGTACGATTCCATGACCACACGCTTCCCCGTCTTGGTGCGTGCGTCAGGCTTCACGATGGCCTTGGCGAGTTCTGCGAGCATCTCGTCCTCGGAGTTCTTCTTCATCTTGTCCGCGAAGTATCCCTCGATGGAGAACCCTTTGACCTTGCCTTCCTTCACCCACTCCTGCCAGATAGCCTCGTTGTCGACCTTCACAGCCACCATCCACGTCCCTACGGGTACGTCGAGGTCGTACAGGGCCGACTTGTCCTTCTCCTTGTTCTCTACTATCCACGACTCCACCACCGTGAGGCCGTTGATTTTGTGCTCGTGCTCGAGGGTGTGGTTGGCTTGGTTGCCGTGCTTCAGGTATAGCTCGCTGGCTTTCCTCACGGTTGACTTGGAGAAGTAGACATAGAACTCGTCCTCTCCGTTTCTGCGGTAGATAGGCTTATCCGGGACGAGGGCAGGACCCATCAGGATCCGCTTATCGGTGTCGGTCTCTGCAAATTGCAGGCGGGCTTCTTTCAAGGCGATGAAGTCGAGCTCGATGGCTGGTCGGTCTACGATGCTTATGGCATCGATGCCGTACATCTCAGCCTCTTCGTCGATGATGAGTTCTACGATTCTCATAGTGTGGCTTGGTCTTGGATTTTCTGATTCGCTTGTTGTGCGTTGCTTACGTTCTCTGCGAGCACATACGCTTGTATGGGTCCGCTCTGTCCTGCTCCTGCCCCGAGGAATCCGAGGTCGAGGGTAGGGGCTCCGGGGCCTTGTGCGGCTCCCACGCTGGGTATGCCTCCACCACCTCCCGAGTCCGGCTGAGTGACTCCTCCTTGGAATTGTTGGTTCTTGATGTTTTGTACGTTCTTCAAGCCGATGGCAGCGGTGGCAGCAGCTGCGATAGGTGCAAGGACAGGACCGACAAAGGGAGTACCCACCACGCTCTTGTATGAGGCGATGGTAGCCTCAAAGGTGGAGATGAGGGCCTGTGCCGCTTGTATCTTCTTGGACCTTTCGAAGCCTTTCCTCTGCTGCTCTTCCGAATCGCCTGTGAATGAATCGTTGAGTTGAGAGAGCACATCGAGGGTGTACCTCCCCGCGTTGAGCATGGTCTCTTGGTCCTTCAGGACGAACTCCTTGAAGACCTCGAACTCTTCCTCCCTGATGCGCCTGCGCTTCTGACTTTCGTCCTCCAAGATTTGCGTCTGCCGTATCTGCCCCATAAGGCCACGCTCCAGCGTTTCCTGTTCTATCTCCGCCACCTGCACCCTGCCCTCGTTCAATGCGTCGCGGGTTTCGATAAGCAGGTCCAACTCCTCCTGACGTTGGCGTATAGCCTCCGCACGGATGGTGTTGAGTTTGTTTTGTAGCGTCGTCTGGAGCTCGAGCGATTCTTGGGCGAGGTTGAAAATTTCAGCCTCCAGCTCCGCTACCTTCTGCCTGTCTTCCGTCGTGCTTGCCGTATTCTCGAGGCGTGCCTTGGCGATAGCCAACTCTTCCTCTGCTTGTGCCTTGCGCTCTTCAAACAAAGCCCGCTCCAACTCCCCCGCACGAAAGGCGGCTGCCTCACGTTCTTCGATGGTCTTGGTGACGTCCTCCGCGATGAGGTTTAGTTTTTTGATTTCCGCCCGTGTCTTGGCTGTCTGTACGATTTGCTTGATACGTGCATCCTCGAGGGCTTGTTCCCTCAAGAGCAACTCATCGAAGAGGGCTATCTCTGTACGGATTTCGTCGTTGACACCCGAGACAGCCGCTCGTGCCGTCTCTAAAGCCCCTTGGAAGTTACCCTCGAAGACCTGAACCACAGCCTTCCCCAGCATCCCGAGACGATCCACGATGACGTTGGTGACTGTTTTCACGACTTCCATGCCGCGAGCAAACTTCCGCGCTCCCTCTTCCGACTTGGTAAATGCCGTCACCACAGCCACCAGTCCCACCACCAACGCTCCGATACCGGTGGCGATGATAGCGGTCTTGGTTAGCTTCAATCCGTTGATGAAACTCTTCGTGCCTTCAGCGGCATTCTTGAAGCCACTGATGGCCCCGCCCGTCATCTTGTCGAGTTGGTTGGTAAGAACCGAAGTAGAGTCGGCGGTCTTTTGGATGCCTTGGTCTACGCTCTGAATGTTCTTCTCGACACTCGACGTATCTGCCTTGAATTGCAGGATGACCTCTTGATTCTTTACAGCCATGACCAGAGCTTATAGATTCCGAACGCGATGACACCACAGAACGTCGCGACGTACACACCCGCCAAGAGATAGTCCAAGGGGATGAGCCACCACGGGAGGGAGGTCTTCTTCTTGTATGCCTGCAACAAGTCAATCGCGGGCATTATATGGCGGGGGTCTTTCATGAGGGTTGTGTGGTTTGGTTTAGTGGGCGGCATACTTTCACAGGAGTCACGCCTCCGATGGCTGTGGTGTTTGGAACCCAGCGGTATCCGTAAAGCTCACAGCACGCCTGAGAACCAATGTCGGGAGAACCCGCTGTTGAATTGTTGAAGAGGATGATGTTGGTTTTGTCGTCGAACCCCGTAGGCGTATCCTCGCACAACGAAACGTCCGACAGCTCCTTGATGAGTTCCACCTGACACACCCCCTCCACGTTCGCGTCGTAGGATAGCTTCTGAACCCTCCAATACGAGTCCTTGAGGTAAATCCTGTCCGAGAACTCGAACGCGGCTATATCGGCCTGTGAGAGCCTCATGGTACACGTCATGATGCGGGCCTCCTCCGAGTACAGCTCCTTGACGTATTGTGCCCAATATTGAAAGTACAGAGTTCTCCACGGTGGGATGTTGATAGGAAAGAACGGCTGCTCCATCCCGAAGTTTAAGTCCTCGTGGGTGATGGTAGGCG